AACCTGTTCTTCGGTGAGTTTCTTTGATTCTGTGAAATTGATTACAAGTGATTCGTAAGTAGGAAGATGTTTGTATTGGTGAATGTGTTCGTCGATCTCATTGAACACAATTTTTTCTACATTGTCTGTAAAATATTCTGTCTTGATAAAAGGAAGGATCTTACGTGCATACTCTTCATTGAATATCAAGTTCTTCAGAATCGTTGTTTCGAGTCTTTTCATTAGTTTTTTCCAAAAGAATTTGTGTCAAAATATCGCCAATCATTTCATGAAACTCTTTGTCTTTTAGTAGCGCATTGACGGAGAAATATGGAGTATGAACTATGGTATAGTCAAAAATCATTTTGGCAAATCCATCATCCTCTACAATTTGTGCTTTACCATAATGATATAAGACGCCAGTATACTTACCTTTAAGTATACCGACTCCTGTTATTCTATCATCATCAGATTGTATGAACTGATAATCTTTGTTAATCTGATACTTCATCGGCTTCTTCCAGAACGTGATCTTGTCCCATAATGCTGCTATAAGTGATCTCATATTTCTTCCTCACAAATTCTTTGAAACGCACATCAGCAAGAATATCTTTCCAGAACTCTTCTGTTTGAGTATCAGCAAAGCGTTTCTTATCTAATACTTCTCCAGTGTCTTGATCAACTTTAGCATACCAACCATTGCTTGGCTTCGTTACGAAATTGCCTTCGAGTGCAATATCCAATAGACCAGACCACTTGTTAATACCACCGTCAAAGGATACAGTAACAGGTATTTTCGATTTTTCACGAACATATCTCGACTTCTCTACATTGATAATAAAATTATAACCAACAAGTTCTGTTCCATCTTTATCTTGTTGACGACCAAGAATCCAAATTGTATCTGCCGAGTAATAAGAACCAGTGCCACCACCAACAATGTCTTTGGGAAACATGCCAATCTCTTTGTATGTGTGATTGACAACAATCATTGGAATATCTTTGAGTGTCAAGTGTGGTGTAACCATGCGGAACAAACTCTTGATTTGCTTTGCACGACTCATATCAGCAACAGACTTACCTTCAATAGAATCTTCAACTTCTTTCTTTGATGCAAGGTTACCAATCGAATCAAGAATAATAATAACACGATCATCCTTCTCAATCGCTTGAATGTGATTCATGATATCGTGTTTCAATTGTTCAACGTCAGTGATTGGTGTGTGTAACTCATTATCCATATTTATGTTGAATGATTCAAAGTAACTTTGTGGTGTACCAAACTCTGAATCATAAAACAAAACAACAGCATCAGGATATTTCTTTTGATATGCTGATGCCATCAACAAAGCAAAGGCGGTTTTGAAGTGTTTTGATGGTCCCGCAAACATCGTCAGCCCTGGTGTCAAACCACCATCAAGTGAGCCAGAAAGTGCCAAATTAACCGCTGGCACTTCTGTTGGAATCATATCTTTATCAGTAAAAAACTTCGACTTAGAAAGTATAGAACTATCTTTGATAGTAGATGCTTTCTTTAGTTTATCCATTACGCTCATTCAAATCTCCATAAAAATCCAGAAAACTTCCTGTTTTATTTTTTTGTTCTTCATTATTTAAAACTAACAACGATTGATCGTCACCTAAAATGCCTTTAAAGAAAACATTAAAAGCCACCACATATCTTTCAATATCAGAAAAACTTTCCTTAACTTCATGTGTTAGATGAGATGGAAAAATTAATATATCATTTGTCTGAGGATGTATGGTCCATTCGACACAATTAATTTTATTTTTTTCTTCAACATCTGGTGAAACAGAAATTGGCCAAACATTATAAGAACCAGCATCACGTAAAAATTTTATGCCGCCACTTCTGTCATCGACATCCAAATACACAACACCACTAATAATACTATTTGTATGATGGTGTGCTTGCGCCCAATCTCCCTTGAGATGTTTGACTGCCCACGATGTAGTGATGAAAACTTTTACTTTTCGTGAAACTTTCAAATAGTCATAAACATAATACTCAACTTCATTAAGGATTGATCTCTTAAAATCCGTTAGATTTGGAGAATCCAGAAGTTTGGCATCAGTGACGAAACAATTATCAGACCGCTCATAAACGTAGTTTCTAACGGCATGTTTTGTTCGTTCATCAATAAAAATATTGTTCCTATACAAAGGAATCGGAAACAATTCAATAACTTCCCTCATGACTTTAGATCATCTCCAATATCTGCAATTTTATCTTTTGGTATTGTGACTTTATCATCAAAGAATGATTCTAACGTATTTGATGGCTTGGTGTCAACTTTCTTTTTCTTCAAAAACTTTTTGGCAGGAGTTGGTTCTTCCTGTTCACCTTTTATTCTACGATACGTTTGATTCGATGCTATCAATAATAACACAGCAAGTGGGTCAAATACAATGATAATGATGAAGATTACCAGTCGAACTGCCTTATCAATCAAATCACGATCTTGTGTGCCGTATATTACCTCGGCAACGTACTTGATAGGTCCCAAGTCTGATTCAGCCTTCTTAACTTCCAAGGATAAAGGTAACTTTTCTTCTGTAAGTTTCTGTATCTCTTTTTGAATCTTTGCATTCTCTGAAGCGATTCTCTCACGGTCTTTCTGTTGGGCTTTGCGTATCTGTGATGCCCTCTCAGCACCCCTTTCGTCTTTCGACCTGCCCATAACTTGATCGACAGACTCATCATATTGACTAAGGTTCTTGTCATTCCTCTCAATGGTCGCTTGGAGTGCTTCAATCTTTTTATCATAGATTTCTACCTTTGCCACTTGTGGTGCGATAGTTGATGAATGTTCAATGTGTGCTTTTGACAAATAACCAAAGATGCCCATTGAAGTGATTCCCATGAGCAATATCACAGCAATCAAAAAATAAAATTTGAGAGCAGAAAATGTTTCTTTCCAATGATTGTGTACCCACGATACAGTTACAAGTTTTGCTACTTCAAGCACAGAACCCATGATAATAATTGGCCAGTATGAGCCAGGAAATATCTGTGCAAGACCAATCACTGAATAGTATGCGGCGATACCAGACAGTGCTATGGCAGTCAAAAATGGTAGTATAACGTGTATCATCCGAAGAACGATTCAAGTGTTGCTTGTTTCTCTGCTTTCCAACCAATAGAATTCAAAATCAAACCGATTGGTTCAAGAAAAGTTTTAGAGAACTGCGTATCATAATCAATAAATTCTTGTATGTCAAACTCTTTGGGCAATCTTGTTGGAAAAGAAATGACAGTATCTTTAATTGGATTTGGTGTTTTCAAATAAGTGAACTTGAGTTTCTCACCCTCTTTGATAGATGGATACTTGTTAGTCAGATTCTTTTCTTTAAGGTAATGATTGTAGAGTATGGCACCCTTGACATGAATTGGTGTTCCCTTTTTATATATTGTTTTGGAATCAGAATATTCTGCTAGACCATTGCATCCACGTGGAAATGATACATCTTCTACAGGCAATTCTTTGAACTGTTCACGGAAGTTTGCAACAAACTCTTGTACAGTTGCCTCATCGGTATTCACAATCAAGTCAACCAATTCATACATCTTATTCCGAACAACTGTAGGTGTTGATGATTTGACCATCTCAAGACCCATGACTTTGAGTTTTGGTTTGGCATACTGAACACCTTCGTTGTTATACACATTCAAGATATATCTTTTCTTTGCAGTCCAGATACCTTTACTTGAAAGTGCTTCACGTTTCATTTGCATCTTTTGGTCGTATGCGTGAACATAATCAGCAAGCGTCTGGTAACTCTCATCAATAAACGGTTGGATTTTATCTTCACAAACCTTGTCCATGAAGGCGATAACTTTATCAGGTTCTTGTGACGATTTATACACTTCGTCCACCAATGGACCAAGGTTGAAATAAATCGAATCTGTATCTGAAGCAATAACATAATCTTTATTTGTTTTGAGTACATCATTCATGTACTCGTTGAGTTTGTTTTCAATCCAACGAATTGATAATTGACCTGCTTGTGTAACAGCCAGAGCCTGTCGCAAATCATAAAAACGAAAATACTGTGAACCCATTGCACCATAAGCAGAGTTCAATGAAACTTTCTTTGCTAACTGTAGGTTGTTATATCGTGCTATGAGTTTAGCAATCTCATTTCTCTTTGATTCGTCTTTTTCGTTTTCATATTCTTGCTGTGACTTCAACATCAACTTCTTGAACTTTTTTCGATCTTCATACATCTCGACCATCATCTTAGGCAAAAAGCCTTGTTCATTCGTTCTGAAGAACTGACCATTTGGTGAGATTGTAACATTCTTTAAAACCGAAGTATCAAGTTTTTGCTCAAGCAAATTTTCTACCGATGCTTCTGATGCCAACTTACGCATCTCATCAGTATAGTTTGAACTTTCTACCAGAGTTTCTGGTGAAATGTTGTATTGCATAATCAAATGCGGATACAGACTGTTCAAGTCAAATGATGCAACCCAATTGTGTAAACCAATCTGTGGGTCTTTGACATAAGCACCTTCAAATGCTTCTGTCTTTTTGGCAACACGGCGTGGTGGTACAACTATCTTGCGTTCAAGTAGATAATTGTAAATCAGAGCATCCCACATTCTTGTCTGAGCAAAGATATCATCATAATTACACTTAGTATCATAAGCCAGAGTCAGAGCAAGTTCAATCAACTTCAACTTATCTTCAAGTGCAAGAACAAGTCGAACGTCTTTGATGTTATACTCAATAAACTTTTGGTGATCTAATCTGTACAGTTGATGAAGGCTGTCATACTCATCAAATGATAGTTTGCTTTCACCAAGTTCAATGTTCGCAATTGTGTCTAGTCGAAAGTTTTCTACATTCTTGCCACCCGGCGCATACCATTGATACAGTTCAAGATAGTCAAGTGCAGAGACACCGACAATCTCATAAACGATTTGCTCTTTACCTTTGAATGTAGTCTTTCTTTCAGAATAGACTTTCCATGGTGATAGTTTCTTTACGTCATCTTCGCCAAGTACACGTGTGAAGCGATTGATAATGTAAGGAACATCAAAGAACTTGATATTCCAACCAGTAAGAACGTCAGGAGTATCGCTTGACCAATCAGCAAGGAAACGTTCACAAAGGTCGATTTCATCTTTGCATAAAACATAATCTACATTTTCATCAGAGTTTTTATATTCACCACAGCCATAAACTTTGGTGCGCCCATTTAATCTATGAATACCAATTGCTGTGATTGGCTCTGTTGCTCTGTATGGATCAGGAAATCCATTCTCAGAACCAACCTCAATGTCTATGAACGCAACATGGAGATGAGAAATATCCCAATCAATGCTGCCTCTAAAAGTATCAGCAATGAAGGCGTATTCATACCTTGTATTACCATAGATTTTAAAGTTTGCAACTTCTTCATAACGCTTGACAAAATCACGTGCCTCCCTAATTGTTTCAAACTTCATAGGTTCCAACGGCTCATTGAACAATGAACGCCATTCGGACTTTTTGTTAGACTGTAAAAACAAAGTCGGAGAGTATTTGAATTTGCTTTCTACTCTCCGACCGTTGTTTACACCACGAAAAAGAATGTGATTGCCGTGGACGCAA